GCCGTCACCGTCGCGTCGGAGTGGCCCAGGATCGCCTGGCGAACCAGATCGGGCACCTTCAACTTGTGCAGCAGTGTTGCCGTGGTGTGCCGTGAGGTGTACGGGATGACCCGGGGGAGTCCGGCGATGTCGAGCCACCGGTACCAGTCGGCAATGGCGTCGGTCGGGTCGATCGGTCGGCCGTGTTCATCGCCGCGGTGCAGGATTAGGCCGTGCATGCCGGGCTCGGTGGTATCGAGGTGGCGGGCTATGACGGCACGGAGTGCTGGCGCCATCGGGACCTCGCGCCACCCGGCACGAGACTTGGGGCGGGTGAGCCACAGCCCGCCTTCGACGCGGGTCGCTTCCTGGTCGGCGGGGATGTCGACCCAACGCTTCGGGCAATAGCCGCCGAGCTTCTTCCCGCACAGCCATTGGCCATCCATGCCAGGTGGGGTGCCGCCGTCGGGCAGGCATCCGTGTTCCCATCGCAGCCGCTGGAGTTGCCATGACACGGTGATGACTCCCGTGTCCATGTCGACCTGTTCGCGCGTGAGCCCGAGACGTTCCCCGGGGCGCATGCCGGTCAGGAGCGCGATAGATAGGTGCACCGCTGCCGTGGGGTCAGAAGCGGTAGCCATGAGGAGCGTTGCGGCTTCGTCGGCGGTCAGTGACTTCCGCTTGCTGATCGCCTTGCGTGGTGCGTCAAGCTGTGTCGCCACGTTCTCGATGATCCGCTTTTCACGGACTGCGTCGGTGAGGCACTTCGCGAGGATGCGGTGCGTCGCCAGCGCCTCTGTGGTCGAGAGGTTCTTCTCGTCCGTGATGTACGTGTGCACCTTGCGGATGTGGTCGGTCGTGAGCCGGCTGAGCTTGATCCTGCCGATCGAGGGAACCACGTGCCGGAGCAACTTGCCTTCGTACTGTACGTACGATCCCGGCTTGAGGTTCTTCTTCTTCTCCTTGAGCCAGAGCGTGATCCACTCCGCGACGGTGGGTGCCGACGTCGTGAGGTTGCCCGCCTTGGCGAGCGCGCGCCGTTCGTCGCGCAGCTTCTCCTTGACGCCTTCCTCGGTCTTCGACGACAGGTACTTGCGCCGGCGCTTCCCGTCGGGCCCGTCGGGCAGGGGTAACTCAGCCAGCCACATGCCGTCACTGCCTCGTTGGTAGACGCTTCCGTCGCCCTTGTCGCGTCGGCCTTCCGCCTTGGTCTTGCCCATCTCGGGCCCTCATTTCACTTCAGGCGATCACTTCAGTCAACCATAGTCTGGACCAGTCAGGACACGGTCTGTCAACTCGGCTAGATTCCGCCAGTTCTAGCCGTCGCCCCCGCCCTCCAGTGTACTTGTCACGAAATCGATAAGTTCTTAACAGGGAAGCCGGAATCGTTCTGACCACTCAGAAAAGTGGTTCCACTTCAGTTCACCGTTCAGACTACGCCGATTTCGCGCACCCAGTCCAGCCCAGTCAGATCTGGGGATAAGATTTGCTGGACGTAGCAGGCTGACAGGCGGACCATCGGAGCATGAGCGTGAAGAGACTGAGGTACCTCGCGGCCGTCACCGTGGTCCTGGCACTCGCGGCCTGCGGTTCCGAGACGCCTGCCACCGAGCCGTCACCCTCCGTGTCGCCCGTCGTCGAGTCGGCCGCACCGTCGCCGTCGGGTGAGCCATCGCCGAGCGGGGGTGCCCCCTCGATGGACGATGTCATCCAGGCAGAGGCGGCGACCGTGGCCCAGGAGTACCTGGACTTCATGGGCTTCTCCCGCGATCGCCTCATCACCCAGTTGGCCGACTTCGAGGGCTTCCCGCTGGACCTCGCGACGGCGGCGGTCGACTCGCTCGGCGCCGACTGGGACGAGCAGGCAGTGCGCACCGCAGAGATGTACCTCGACGAGGAGGCGCTGACGCATGCTGAGTTCGTCGCGCAACTCACCTCGACCTACGACCAGTACACGCCGCTCCAGGCTGAGCACGCCGCGGACGCGGTCGGATAGCCAGCAACGACGACCCAGGAGAGGATCACCGTCATGACCGAGCAGCCCGCCGAGGACGAGACACCCCCCGTTCGCTCCCGTGGCATACCCACTGACCCGCGCGAGTTGGAGAGGTGGAAGGACGAGTTCACCGAGGACCTCGTGGCCGGCGAGTGTGGCGGCGTCGGCGCACCGTGGAGGAATCACCGATGAACGGCTGCGATTGGACAGCGGGCGGCCAATGCGCCAAGCCCGCGACGATGCTGGTCCAGTCCCAGGGGGTGAACGACACCGGGATCATGGTCCTCGTGATGTGGGATGGCGACTGGGGCACGGTTCCTGATCCGAAGTCGTTCTACTGCCTCGACCACGCGCGGCACATCCTCGCAGGGCTGCCGACGCTGGCGCCCGCGCTGACCGACATCACGGCCCACGGCGAGATTTTCACCCACGGCTGAGGTTGTGGCTGCGTTCGACGACGGGTAGCGTCCGAACGGTGATGCTGGCGCGGCTGTCACCCAGTCGGCAGAACGAAAGAACCGCCCCACCTTCGAGAGGTGGGGCGGTTCTGTGTCGACCGGGGTGCGTACTACCCGAGGTCGGGCGTCACGATCAGCGTGGCGTACCCCTCGGTCGGTGCCGTCGTGATGACGCCACCCAGGGTGACCTCCACCTCGACGTTGTACGTCCCCGCGACGAGGGTGCCGGTGAGGGTGTGGTGCACCATGCCCGTTGTCGGGGCGGCGTCGAGTGTCGCATCGAGGACCTCGAGCGTCCCGCCGGCCGCCAACTTCGCGAGCAGTCGGACAGTGGAGCCGGTGAGGTCGACAGGTGCGCCGACGTCATCGAAGACGGTGAGGGTGATGGCGTGCGTGTCGCCCGCCTTGACTGTGTTGCTCATAGTGCACTCCGTTCGCCGAGCTGGGGGAAGTTGAGGGTTGCGTACTCGCCATGGAGTTCACGAGCCGCCGCATCGTAGGCGCGGGCCGCGGACTCAGGGTCGTCGAAGCGGCCCAGGTTCCTGGGGGTGCCACCCGCCCGAATGACGGCCTGCCACCTCCCGCGATTGATGGACACTCCCTTGAAGCCAGACGTGTTGTCGATGCGACGTCGGGCGTTCCGCTGGTTCTGTGCCCTGGTTGCCGGACGGAGGTTGTCCCTGCGGTTGTCGAGCCCGTTCCCGTTGACGTGATCCACGTAGGGCCAGCCGGTCAGGAAGGTGTGAAGCTGGACGGTCCGGTGGACTCCGTCTACTTGGTATGCACGCTTGGCATAAACGGTGTGATTCCCTATTAGGGCGCACCACTTGTACACCATCGCGGCGTCGTAGTCCGCCGCGTCGACGATGGCGACGTAACCCTGAGTCAGGGGGATATCTCGGGTAGGCTCCATGCCTAGCCCCTCTCTGATAGGTCCAGATGAGTGGGTCAGGCCTCGGCGGGTGTTTCCAGCACCCCCGGGGCCGCTCTCATTATATGTCCAGCTCCAATGTCCGGGCAGATGTGGTGACGGCGGTATCCCAGTCGGGCGGCGTCGTGACGGTGAGGTCCCGCCCGGGTGTCGGAGACAGGGTGATGGTGCGGTCACCGGGCGTCGCGAGGGTGAGCGTCCACGGCGTGTTGCGCTCGGCGCTGACCGCGCCTCCGCCGGTGACGCTCGGTGTACCGACCGCTGCGAGGGTGGCGATGCCCGGAGGCGACACCGTGACAGTCGTGGCGACCTGGGGTGTGCCGATCGCGGTTGCCGAGGCGACACCTACCGGGGTGACGGTCACGGAGGTCTGGACAGTAGGCGTACCCGTGGCTCCAGCGCTGGCTATGCCTGTTGGCACCACCGTCACGGTGGGCGTGACGGTGGGCGTACCCACTGCGGTCGCCGTTGCGATCCCTGTTGGCTCCACCGTGACCGTGGTCGTGACAGTCGCCGAGCCGAGGTCACCGCCGGTCGCGATACCCGTCGGCTCCACCGTCTGCGGGCTCGATGTTATGTACGGACCGATCGCCGACGTCGCCCCGTTGTCCATCTGGATCGAGTCCCAGAACGTCTCCCACCCGGAGGACGAGTTGTTCGGGTGGCCGATGTCGATGGACACGGCGTCGGCGGTCCCGAGGTCGACGGCGCTGGACGTCAGGGTCGCCAGGGCCGTGGTCGAGTCGCCATCGAAGATGGTCGCGGTGTATGAGTCGGTGGCCCCGGCGTTGCCGACGTTGAACACGAGCTCGATCCGGTTCTGCCGGTTCGCGACCCATACCCCGGTAGCGGTCTGATCGATCGCGCCTCCCGCGCCGGTGCGGGACAGCAGCCTTCCCGCCGTGTCCACGGCAAGGCGCATGATCTGCCCAGTCGAATGCCGCAGGTTCAGGATCTCGCGCGTCCCGGGAGGAAGGGACGCCGCCCGGTGGTATCCCGAGGATGCACCCGTCGGGGAGGCTGCGACGAACGGGAGCCGCACCAGCCCGGTCGCGGTTCCGGGAGTGAACTTCAGGCCCGTGGTGCCCTCGTGCGCGGTGTCGGACTCGAATTGGATGGTTCCGCCCGTGCCAGGGCTGACCGTGCTCGCTGCTGTGCCGTCCACTGCGAGCACGTTCGCCTTCGCGCAGGTCACGCCGTCCGTGTTGTCGAACAGCCACTGTCGTAGCGTCACTGGTGGTTCCTCCTCCTGCTCCTGTGTGGTCACGGGTGCGGGCAGGATCGCGCCGACCTGTTGGTACCCGTGGGGGATGCCGAGCAGGTCGGCGATGTCGTCAGGCAGCGGCACGGCGATCGCGTTCGCCGGCGTCGTCGTGCCCTGGTGGTTCGCCCCGAGCTTGGCACCCGGCGGACCACCGACTGCAGCAGGTGAGTTGTTGGCGAGGGACCACGTGTTGTACGAGTTGCGGAACCCGTCCACCTTCCCGAGCTGGATCATGGAACCGGGCGGCGCGGTCGGGAACCAGTTGCCCGCGATCTCGTCGAAGAAGTCCCACCCGAGGAGAACGCTGTCCGCCCCACCGTCGGGGTCTCGCACGGCCGTGGCAGGATCGTGGTACGCGATCGCGGACGCGATCGTCGGCTGACTAGTGATCCGGTTGTTGATCAACCGGTTATGAATGGAGACCCAAGGCACGATGTCGAATGTCTTGTTGCCCGGGGTCCCCGTGTTGATCCGGTGATCCTGCTGGAAGTTGATCGAGACGCGACCACCCTCGAAGTCGCAGTTCGCGATTGTCACGTAGTCGCTGTCGAATACCTTGATCGCCCAGTCAACAACGTTCGTGGCCCGGCAGTTCACAAACCAGGATCGGTGCTGAACCCCGTCGGTGAACCCGCCTCCGGACAACTCCGACTCGAAGCCGACGAGGACGTTGTTCGCCAGGACGTTAGCGACGATGAACCGCGTACAGGACACATCGAGCCAAACACCGATGGCTCCGGGGACGTCGTCCACTATCCCGTTCTCGACGACGATGTCATCGGTGCGGGTGATCTTCACGCCGGCTGCGACGGGCTGTCCGTGCCACCTGCCGCGGTTGCAGTTCCGGATCAGGAACTCGGAGACCACTGAGCCGTCAGCCGTGGTGATCTGCATGCCCGCGTTGTTGCATTCCTCGATGGTCACGTGCATCACGGCAACCGGCCGGATGATTGACATCGCGTGCATCCCGGACTCTCGGAACGTCATGTTTTCGATGGTCGAGTCGTGTGCTGATCCGGCGACGTAGAGCATCGACGACGCGACACCCTCGACGCCGGACGGGGAGTAGCGGCGGACGCCGAAGCCTCGCAGGTGTGTGCGGCCGGTCTCGACCATCCATACGCGCTTCTCGGCAACGCGCACCGACTTGCCGAACGGGTTCGTGCCGATGGTCAGGATGTCCGTGGAGCGGTTCACGGAGAACTGCCCTGCGCTGGGCGTAACCCCGTCGGCCACCTGGACCTGTGGGACGTCATCAATCCAGACCTGCTCGGGCAGGTGAGCGAACCCGTCCCCGATCTGCGGGTAGTTGGCCGCGCTGATCGGGTTCCAGTTCACGGTGGGTGCGGCCCATGGTCCAGTGCCAGACCACGACTCGTACACCCGCGACCCGTCGAACCAGACAGCCTCACCGGGGTACGCCTGTATCCACAGGGTCTTGGTTGTCGGAGTCGTGACTTCCTCGTGGTACTCGCCCGCCCTGAGCACGATGGACGACGCGCCTGTAGGCGCCGCTGCGATAGCGGCACCCAGTGTCCGCTTCGGGAAGACGACCCCGGTCGCTGAGTCGTCACCGGACGGCGATACGAACAGGACAGGACCAGACGGCACCGGGTACGTAGCCTCACCGACCGGAAGCGACCCGACGACGACGGGCGTAGTCCAGGACACGGGGACCTACAGCGTGAAGATGCGGTTCGAGCCGGCGTCCCACGCAACGGTGATGTCGCCCCCATTGGGCACGACCGGCAGGTTGGTCCCTGTGTCGTACCACGCGATGACACGCTGCGCCGACGCCGCGACGTCCCCACCACCACCGACGGCAGACGACTGGAACACGAGCAGGCCGTGGCTCCCTGCGTCCGCGGTGACTGCGGTGAACGTGATGTCTGCGGCGTCGGCGGTGCCCTGCGTGACCGTCTTCGATGCGAGCTCGGCAGAGGTGGCGTGCAGGGTGCCGCCACCGGTGGTGACGTCCGAGACGAACTTGTCCGTGTCGTCATAGGTGTACCCACGCACGAGCGCGACCTTGATCGCCGCCGTGTCGAAGTCGACCTCACCGGCAAGGAAGCCTTCACGGCCGAGAGGAAACAGTGCGTTGGCCATGAGTCAGCGCCCCTTCGTGATGTCGGTGGATGCTTCGGCGTCGGGGAGCACACGGCCCGCGACGATGGGTCCGCCGTCGTCGTACGCCGGCGCCTTGGCCGAGCCGAGCACGATGCGCGTGAGCCAGTCGGGCATGTGCGGCTCGACCGCCCGGACGAGCGCGTAGTACGCGGCCTGCGAGAGGCCAGTCAGCGCGACGATGAGACCGGCCTGCGTCTCGGCATCCAGCTCGACACCGAGAGTCAGTAGCCAGGACACGAGCGCACCCACGGCGATGGGGACGTACGTGCGCAGCAGCGACGTCAGGAAGTCAGGCATGGTCTTCTCCTAGAAGGCGAGTCGGGCGGCCAGGGCGTCGGCGACGGCCTGGGCAACTGGCGCGGACAGGCGCTCGATCAGGGCGTCGGCAACGTCGTTGGCGTCAACGTCGACCTCGACCGGGACGGCAGCGTCGGCGACCTGCCCGGCCAGGACGCGGCGAGCGACGTTCAGGGTGCGCTCCGCAATGTCGCGCGGAGGTGCGGCACCCGTGCCGTCCTTGATCGGGGCAGCGAGGAGGCTGTAGATGTCGTCAACCTTCTCCTTGAGTTCGTCCTGCGCAGCGCTGCTGAGTGCCATGAGGAAACCCTCTTCCGTCTTCTGGGGTACCGTCTCCGGGCTACCGCCGTCGAGGAGACGCTGGACACCAGGCCAAACGTCCTGGTGAATCTGAGTGACCCGCCCGTAACCCGGGCAGATCTTGCCGAAGTGCTTGGTGTACCGCATGCCGCCGCCGCGCTGGTTTCGCCCAGCCTGGATCGAGGGCAGCGAGGGGAAGTTCCCGTCACAGCCGAGACGGTGCCAGCTCAGCCCCTGCGATGACGAGGAGCCGGCGAATGCTGTGGTCGCCAGCTTTCGGGGAATGGGGTGTGTCTTCATGCACCAGGCGACGAGCTTGACGATCGACGCGAGTTGCGCTGCACGCCACTTCTCGTTGCCGTCTTTCGCGACGCCAGCCGTCTCGATCGAGATGGTCGCGTCGTTGCCTTCCAGGTCTGCGAACGCTCGCATGGAGGTGTCGACGTACTGCTCGACCGTGCCGTCGTACGCGACATGGAAGTGCGAGTCGGGGATGCCGGACTGGTTGAAGTAGCCGTACTGCGAGTTCGCAGACGAGGCGGTCGAGTGCAGGTTGACACGGTTGTACACCGTGAGCGCCTTGCGGCTCTTGTTGACCGTGATCGGCCGCCACGCGGCGCCAGGGTATCTAGCCATGCGTCACGCCTCCTTCTTGAACAGCCGCCAGAATCGCTCGGACGAGATCACAAGGAGCAGTCCGACGTACCGCCAGAACGGGTGACCCCACGCAGCGCGGAACACGTCATCCGCCGAACAGGTTGAGTGCATAGACGATGGCTGCGACGGCGAGTGACACGCCACCACCAGCGAGGAGCCCGGTCACTGCGGCACGCCCCCGCGCGGTGGCCTGCTCGGCCTCGACGAGGCGGAGTCGGCCGTCGTAGTGCTCGAGGCGGCTCGTCTGGGCTGCGATCTGGGTAAGCGCCTGGCTGATCTGACCCTCAAGCCTGGCGATCGCGATGAGCACGGACAGTCGCTCATCATCGGGGAGGTGCTCGGGCATAATCAGCTCCCTATCCGGACGGCGTAGAAGGTCGGCGACCAGTCCCCAGATAGTCCGAGGTCGCGCGCCGTGTTGGCAGTGTTGTTCTGATCAACCTTTGCCTCGATGTAATCCCCTGCATCGAACCAATAAACGGTGGACGTCCCACCCTTCTGGGAGACATTGGCTGTCGTACCGGCGTTCTGCTCCTGGCTGATCGTCGTCGACCCGTTCAGGTCGATCAGGTACCGGACGTAGATGTAGTCAGCGGCTAGAGCGATCTGACCCTGCCACCCGACGTGGTACCAACCCGCGACGGCGAAAGTAATCCGGGAATTGTTCACGGTGTTGCTGTGCATCCCGTATAGGTCGTCGACCTCTGAGTCGAACCCGACCGTAACGAGTGTGTTATCGGCACACGACAACACGGTGGTCCGTGTAACGCGGCATGCTTGCGTCGCCACATCACTTGCCCTGATGAACTCCCCGGCGTTAGGCATCTTGCGTCTCCCCTACAGCGCGTATATCGCGGGCTTAAAGAGCGCGACCTCGGTACCGGCGTCGTGGGTCTTCACGACGCCATTCACGCTGCGCGTTACCGTGAAGATCTGCGAGGCCCCCACACCTGTGACGGCAGAAACGCGCATCCGTTCGCCGCCGATCATCAGGTCATAGGGGGCGTCGGCGTCGCCCCACACGGGGCCAGTCGGAGTGATGGCAACAATCGCGCCGCCATCGAGCGTCGCGGGTGAGGTGACGGTCCAGGTCTTGCCGGTGCTGTCCACGAACGACGTCGTCCCGGCGAGCTGCTCGCCAAAGTTCGGGCTCGCCACGATCGTGCCGCCGATGCCATTGCGGACCTCGGCGGAGAAGACGCGGCCCGCCATGCGTTCCGACGCCCCGTTGTTGTACGAGCCGACGTTGACCTCCGCCGTACCCACGAAGAGTGACGTGGTTCCGGCCTGGGTGACCGTCGCCCCGAGCTGGGTCCACGCGGAACCGTCAGGGCTGGTGTAGAACCGGATGTCCCGACCGGCCGCGCCGTTGTCCACGTCGAGCGTTGCGCGGACCCACAGCGGCTCACCATCAGCGACCGTTGGGGCGACCGTGGAACTAGCGAACAGGGCAGCAGCCCCGTCCTCTGACCAACTCAGGGTCAGGAGGCCGGTCGTCGTCGCGACTCGGAATCTCCAGGACTGTTGGCCTCCACCGGTCATCCACTTGCTAACCAGGGTCGACAATGCACCCGGGGTCCAGTCGTCCAGCGCCACGTGAGCCCGGACGTCGAGGTTCTGCGTGAAGTCCAAGGAAGCGTGGCTGGGTGTCGAAGCGCGGCCAGGAGACACGCCGTCCAGCAGGAGCGCGCCACCCGCTGCCAGGGTGGTCCCGTCCGACGAGTACCGCGCCTCACCCGGGCCAGATTCGTCGTCCCACACCGCGACCGCATACGGCGACGCAGGTGAGCAGTTCACATCGGTAGTCCACTGGTGCCCTGTCAGCACCTCGCTGAAACCCTGGGCGATCTGCTGCACATCATCCGGTGGCATGAACGCGGGCAGACCCGTCACCGTCAGCAGGTCCCCGATATCGAGGCGGCGCGCGTCACTGGTCAGGTCCGCGTCACCGGTGAACGCCGGCATGGCCAGATCGAAGCCCAGCACTGGGTACCGCGCCTCGTCGACCGTGCCGACGTGGACCCGCCACGACGCCTGATCCAACAGGCCGCTGTCGTCCTCCAGCGAAACGGTGACATCCTCTTCATACCGGCCGACGCCGTCAGGTGGTGGCTGAACGGACATCGCACCGGTAGTCAGCTCAGCCCGTGCCGAAGATCCGTTGGTACGCGTGACGGTGACATCGTTCCGGGTCGACTCGTCATCCTCGACCGGTTCGATCTGCGCCAGCACCCTGTCGCCGTACGGCAGGGTCAGGCGTGGCGTCTGTGAGTACAAGGACGCCCTCGGTCGGTACGCCAGCCCGAGCACACCACGCGGCTCGTGCAGAATGCCCATGTCCGACGCCGCCGCCCCTCGCAACGCCTCCAGTTGCATGCCGGGTAGCTGTGGCCCCAGGAGTGTCGAGTCGGCAAAGTCGCCAGCGATGACAACCTCTACCCCCAGCTCGGTGCCGACGCGGAGGACACGCTCCGTGGCGCGCTCCCCGTCATACGCGGACAACGCTCTTGTCAAAGCACCGGAGGGCAGACTCTCATTCAGGACTGCCACGTGACCAATAGACCCACCTGCCAGACCGGCACCCCACCCGTTCATCACTACTTGCCAAGCGCGAGTGGCCGTCTGGGACGCCAGTGTGCCTGTCTGTGACACCGCACTGAGAGTCCCGGTGACATTCCGGCGGAGTGTCCAATCGACGTTCGCCCCGTTCTGCACGAGGGTCAACTGAAGCCACGCGTCGACACCGTTCAGGGCGAAGACGGTCTGGAACGCTGTCGAGAGCAGGTTGACGCCCTCCCCGTCCTGCGCCACCAGTGACACCGCACCATCCGAACGGGTGCGGATCGCCCACCGCGACGCCGTCCCATCCGTGTGTATCCGGCAGATGCTCGTGTCACTCGCCACCCCCGCCGCAGGGACGTGTACCAAGAACCGCACATGCACCACGCCGGTACTTGGATAGAAAGGCACATGCCCTATCCATGACCCGTCCTCGATTACCGGTATCGGCTTGGACGCGGCATACCCTTCATACCCAGCGAATTCCGCCGTACCGTCGAGGGTCATGCCTTGGTGTCCGGGGATGGCGGAGGCGAACTGAGTTGATTCACTTCCGTCTTCGCAAGGCCAGTACGCCACCAATGACCCCAGTGACGTCAGCCCACGATAAAGCACTGACGTTTCTTCCGACGACCCCTGGCTAAGCCTGCGGAATATCCCCGACGCTTGGATGGGGACGGTTGCGTCCCGTGCCGTCTTGTCCCACCGAGGAGGCCACGAACTGACCTCGCCATGGAACCGGGCCCCGGGGTTCACGATCACCGCAGGTCCAACCAAAGACCATGCCCTGCCCTGGGCGTCCGTGAAATCCGTGATGGTGCTGTCCTGGGCGGTAAAGTCCGGTGACGTAACCACTGTGCCGCCGATACCGGAACGAACCTGCGCGCCGTACACCTTGCCCTGGAGAAGTACATCCTGGCTGGAATCCGACAGGGCATAACCAACCCTGACTGCTGCGGTACCCGAATGGACCGAGGTGACCCCCGCCGTGGTGACAGTCGACCCGAGTTGGGTGTACGCGCCATTGATGTCCGTGGCGGTCCAGAACTTCACGTCACTCCCGGCGGCACCGTTATTCACGTCCAACGTGACTCGCACGGTCAGACGGGGCGAACTCTCGTCCACTGCCACCGTCGAGTACACGGTAGCCACCTCGTTCGTACCGTTTGCCGACCAGTAGAAGGCGAGCCGCCCATCAGGTTCCAACCAGAAGGACCAGGAACGCGTGCCGGAGAAGTAGTCCTTCTTGCTCGCCAGCCCGTACCCGTACCAGTCATCCCCGGGGCGCCAGGTATGAGGCTCCACGTCCACTCGCACGTCGATGTCCCCAGTGATGTCCAGGGCTGCGACATCCGGCGTGGCGGCGTACGCCAAGCCTGTCCCGAGGGTCGACATGCCGTTTCCCTGCAAGTGCAGGTGCACATCCTCGGCAGTCGGCCCCAGGACACGGACCGGCGTGTTCCGACCCAGCTTCCCGTAGTACGCACCATTCGGGTTCCGCGGCGAGTAGTTCCCCGACCGGTTGTCCAGCGTCAGGGAGCACGACGACGGCTCCACTGTGGACGCCTCATCCGGGCGACCTCGCGTGATCGTGATCCCGTCCGCATACCGAACGTCCGCAGAGATATCCGTCCACACGCCATCGAGAAGCAGCTGGGTCTGGATGTCGAAGGTCGTCATGGGCGCCCCAATGCCATCTGGACGTTGCCGCCATGCTTCTTGCGGACCTCTTCACGGATGAGCTTCATCAGCGCTGGACCGAGGTCCACGTTGACCGTCTTCGCCGGCTGAGCATCCGCACGACGCAGCGGCTCCGGGCGACCGAGTCCGTTGTACACGGTGTTGTACCCGGGCGAGAGCGTGCCCCCGTTGTCGAACTTCGGGATCTTCCCGGGGATCGGGCTGCCCGGGACCTTCTTGTTGATGTACCCCGCGATGTTCGACCACAGGCCGGCGGACATCTTCTTGAGGAAGCCCGTCATCCAGCCGCCGTGGGTCATCATCTCGGAGATCTGCTTGGGGAGTGCCCGGAGCGTCTTCAGGGTGTCCGCGATCGTGGAGAACCATCCACCCTGGTTCATCGCCGACTTGCCACCGGCGCCGAGGTGAGCCATCTGGGAGAACCCGCCCGAGATGGCACCCATCGCGCCCGGGCCCACCAGGACGCCCCGGCCGCCACGGGACTCGACGTTAGTTCCGGCGAGCGTGCCAGCCATGTGCCCGACGCCGGACAGCCCGTAGTTCGGGGTGGAGGAGATCGTGAACTGACCGGGCCCTTTCTTGAACCCGCCCCACGGGAAGTTCGCGGTGCTGCCCCGCCTCGAGTGCGGGTACTTGTCCTGCAGCACGTTCGTGATCGCCGACATGAACCCGCTGCAGTCGTACGCGCTCGGCCCGACGGCGCCCCAGCCGTACGGCTTGCGCGCTTGCGACGCCGCGAACTTCTGCGCCCGACCGATCGCAGCAGCATCCAGTGCCCCACCGTTCGCGAACTTCGGGTCGCCGTTCAGGTTCCCGTTCAGCACCGCCTTGCGCATCGCGTACATCGCACCCTGGCCGCCAGCAGCCCGGACCTCCGCAGCGGTCCATACGTGCTCACCCTTGGACAGGCGCGCCGTGATGCTGTCCGACGTCCCGGTCCCAGGGCCGCGGATCGCGCCACCCTTGGCGAACTTGAGCTTCACCGGCGAGATGTTCACGCCCGGGATCGCATTCAGCATCTTGCGCAGGCCGTTGTTCCAGACCGTGTTGACGAGGAACCTCACGGGCTTCTTCGCCATGTCCTGCAGCCCGGTCCACCAGGACTTGACCTTTGCCACGCCGGTCTTGAACGCACTCGGGATGGTCTTCGTGACAAAGTTCGCGATCGGGGAGAACACGTGCTTCTTGATCCACTGCCATCCGGCATTCAGACCCGACTTGATTTTCGACCAATGCTTGATGATCATCACGACCGCGAACCCGATCGGGCCAGTCAAGATCCCGAGCAACAGCGGCCAGTTCTTCTTGATCCAACCCCACACTTTGGAGATCGCACCAAGGATCCAGTTCCACGCCTTCCGGAAGAACGCGACAGTGCTCTCCAGCGCGACCTTCAAGAACCCCACGAATGACGCCCAGATCTTCTTGCCGAGCTTCGTCTTCGTGAAGAACCACACGAGGGCGGCGACCAGCGCGACGACGGCCGTGATGATGATGCCGATCACGTTCGCCTTCATGGCGACGTTTAGTGCCTTCTGGGCGACGGTGATCGCCTTGATGATCGCGGGCACGGTGACCGTGAAGAAGATGTACAGCTTCCATGCAGCCAGGGCGACCCCGAGGGCAACAGCAACACCCATCATCAGGTCTCTGTTCTTGGCCATCCATTCGCCCATGCGCTGCACCGCAGGAACAACAGTGTTCTTGACGAACCCGCCGAACTCCTTGAGGCGCGGAATGATCTCACTCTTGAACCACTCGGCAAACTTCTTGAGGGCCGGCACGCCCTTGGATGTGATCCAGTCGCCGACCTTCTCCATCGCCGGCATGAGATAGGTCTCAAAGGCGGGCAGCACCTTGTTCAGCACAAAGTCCGTGAGCAGCTTGAAGACCGGCACGAGCTTGAGGCCAACCTTCTCGATGACCTGCGACCAGCCGACCTTGATCTGGTCCGACGCGTTCGCGGTGGCCTTCGCCACTCCGCCGACCTGGCCCTCGACCGCCTTCATGATCATCTTCTGAGCACCGGCGACATCGCCGGCCTCCTGCATCGCCTTGATCTTCTCCTTCTCCTTCTCGGTGAAGGAGACGCCAACCCGGGACAGCGCGGTCAGACCCTTGGTCGGGTCCTGCAGCGCCTTGCCGAGCATGGTCGACGCGGACGAGACCGAGCCGAACCCTGCGGCCGACAGGTCGGTCGCCAGGCCAAGGGTCTTGTCGAACGTGCCCCCGACCTTGTCCGCCGATCCAGCGATGCTGGAGAACGTCGACAGGACCGCCGCGCCCTCCTTGACCAGGTTCTGGTCAATGCCCGTCTGGCGCGCGAGCTTGTCGGACAGGTTGACCACTCGACCGGAGACCTTGTCTGCCGCCGCGCCGAACTGATCCATCGACTTGAAGATCTGCTTGATACGGGCGTTAGACGTTCCCGCCTTCTCGCCCGCATCGAACAGGGCCTTGCCCGCGACCACAGCACCTGCAGCCATCGCCGCGCTCGCGACCAGCGCCACCTTGCCGACGCCCTTGAGGATGCCGCCGACCTTGCCGGAAGACTTCTGCAGGGGCTTCGTGTCACCCGTGTATCGGACTACTAGCTGACCAGCCCTGGAAACCATCGGGTCACCCCCTGTTCAGTTGTCTTCCTGTGCCTTCTGCCATCTCTGCATGTACCGGCCGAAGGCGTAGTACTCCTCGACGCCCAAGTCCTCGAACTGGCCCGGGGTGATCCGCCAGAAATGGCAGTACTGCGCCATCTCGTCGTAGTACTCCTCCCTGAGGAGTGCTACGGCTTGGTAGGGTCCTCGACGTCAACGTCGTCGTCGACCTCGGGCACGACCTCCCCGAAGTCCTCGCCCTCGTCGAGGTCGTCGCCTTCGTCGTCGTCGTCGATCTCCTCGTCCAGCCAGGGCTGGAACGACAGGGTGATATCCCCTGACTTACGGCCCGCGAGGAACTCGGCAGCGAGGCCCAGGAGCAGCGGGTTGGACGGGTCCATCTTGTGCCGCAGGAGCAGTTTGGACGCGTCCAGCAGGTCTCGTCTCTTCATCGGTCAGCCCTTCTTCGCAGTGATTCCAGCCTCGCGCGCGACGCCCAAGAGGGCGTCCATGTATTCCTTCTCGATGTACGGCATCTCGTTCACAGCCGACTGCCGTATGTAGGGCCGCTTGATCCCGTCGCGAGACACCACTCGCCGCCCCCATTGCTGGACGGGGTTCGTCCGCGCCTTCGTGCCCGCCAGGATCCGCAGCACGTTCGTGGAGGCGGACGCGCGCGGTTTGGCGCCCGCGCCCGCCCCCACAGATTCCGGCTTCGGGTACGCGCGGTCGATGATGCGCTGACCGATGGCCTTGTTGCGCTGACCGAGTTCCTTGCGCAGCGCCGGGTCGATCTTGCCGATGGCCTTGACCAGCTCCCGGACGCCGTCGACCTGGATGGGCGCCCCGGTCGGGGACTTGGCCATGAGGCTCAGATCCCTGTGCCGCGCTGGATGCCGGTGGGCGACGAGTTGCGGATCGGGACGTCGGTCGCAGACGCCTCGCCGACGGCACCGGCGATCGGGTTGAACCCGAGCAGCACACCCGTCATCGTGTACTCCGGGTTGGTCGCCGAGGCGACGGCCGAAGTCGGACGGACGATGACCGGGAACGGGTCACCCGACTGCGACAGGGGCCACAGGGTGTCGTCGACACTCGCCGCCTCGAAATCCTGGAAGACGTTCAGCGTGATCGTGCCGTCGCCGAGGCCCTGCAGGATCTCCTTGTACAGGCCACCGAAGCCGGTCACGTCGACCTCGTCGAACGTTGACTCGACCGTCACCGACGAGCAGTGGTCGGAAAGGTCCACTCCATCGACCGAGACGAAGGCATCTTTCAGTACGAACTTTGCCATGGCTCACTCACTCCTCTTCTGTGTCGGCCGTGGTGGCCGCGGTAGTGCCGGACTGCGCCGGCGTCTTGGCGGCCGGACGGATCTGCCCGCGCTGCAGGAGACGCTGAGTCCCCGGGTCCTCCGGGTCGAGGTCGACGACCTCGCCAGGAGAAATCTCGCGGACCCGAAGAGGTCCGACGACGGTGTACTTCTTCGGCTTGGCCATCTCACGCCTTCCCTGGTGCCATGACGTGGACCATCAGGACCGCGCCGAGGTAGGTGATGCCGTTCACCTCGTGTGCGCCGTAGTCCGTGGACCGTTCGACACGCAGGTCATCGACCACGCCACCGAGAGTGGAATCTGCTTCTATCGCCGCCTTGATCGACGACGCGCCGAACGGGTCCAGGTATGAGTCGAGCTGGTCCTGGCCGTCGACATCCGAGGCGCGCGACGCGAAGACCATGATCGGGATGGTGTGGTCGTCGTGGCCGCGACCGAACGTCTTGTCGTACTCGGTGTCGGGGCCGCCGACCATCGCGACCGGCACATTGGCAACGTCGCGGACGTACTTCTCAGCCTGCAGCCCGGGAACGGTCGCGATCGCCGTCTGGAGCGCCGCCCTGATGTCCGAGATCTTTCCCATCACGCCACTGCCACGGGGTAGCGCACGTACGGGGCCAATCTCTTCATGACCATCTTGTTCTCGCGCACACTGACCGTCCCGTAATCCGTCGCGCCGGCGACACCGAACGGTGCGTCCTTCATCTTGAAGAGCTCGTGCGCGATCATCAGGCACGCCTGCTTCACGGGGAGCGGCACCGCCGTCCAGCCCCAGCGCGCAGTCACCTGGACGGATGCGAACTTGGCCGTCGGGAACAGGCGCGAACCATCCGACCACAGTTCGTAGAACGGCCATCCGGGTTGACCTGACACGACGCCGTTCAACGGCCGCTGCTCGAACTCGGCAGATGCCCACGTCGTGTCGTACACGCCGTCACCGTTCGTGCTCGTCTTCACGATCAGGCCGGTCGGCGTGTGAAAGTCGTCGACCTTCACCAGCGTGGAGTGCAGCGGCCGGTACACCCGAGCGGACGCAGTATCAGCGTCATTGAACTGCCGGTGGCACACCGACTCGATTGCCCGAGACGCTGCCGTCAACGCATCCGTGAGGACGTCGTCGTACGTGTCCTGGGTGTTGTTCGAGTACACCTTCAGTTCCGCGAGCGTCGCGTAGTCCGCGCCGAGAGCCAAGGGTCAGCCCTCGTGCGCTGCAGGCTCAGGCGTCGGCTCCTGGGCGGGCTCGACGGCGGGTGCCGCGTGAGCCGCGGTGTACGCCTCGACGACGGCGTCCGAGATCTTGCCACGCTTGGGCACGTCGATCCCGTTCTCCGTGGCCCACGCGCGAACGGCCTTGGTGTCGGGGCCGGACTCTGGCGGCGGCTCGGGGCGCTTCTGTCCGGGGCGGGCCCTGGCGTCCTCGATGCCGCGCGATACGCCAACCTCCGAGAACAGGTGCTCACGCCCCTTGACGATGGGGTGGTCCGCACGGATGCGAGTCTCCCCGGCGTGGATGACCACACGACGGCCGTCGTAATGGCAGGAGAAGCTGGTCTTCGCGACCAGGAGCGGTGCTGCGTCTTCCATCGGGGTGCCCCTCTCAGAGACGTGGGAAGTTGGGGTGCACAGAGGGCGCCCACGCAGGATGCGTGGACGCCCTCAGGCGGTTCTGATCAGACCAGGTCGTTGGCCACGTAGCGCTGGAACGCGGAGTCGACCAGCACCTTGCAGGCGTTCCGCCAGTAGGCGTAGATGCCGCGCTGACCGGAGGGCCGGTTACTCCCCGTCGCGAACAGGTGCGGCACGAGCTCGACGCTCATGCCGATCCGGTCCACGATCAGGAACTGGGAGAAGTCCCCGAACACGGCCTGCACGGTGTCGTTCGCAGCACCCTCGTCGAACGCGGGGATCTCGGAGTGACGGAGCGCCGGGTACCCGATCAGCTCCGGGGGGAGGCCGTCAGCGAGACGGACCCACAGGTTCGAGCCGCCGGAGGTGTCGAGCTGGCGGACCGCGTTGTAGAAGCTGCGGTGAGCGAGCCAGGTCGCATTGTCGAGCCACCGGTCGTCCAGGGCCTCCTCGGTGGCGTAGACGTCCCCGACCGCGAACGTCGATGCCGTCGCGGGGTCCACGTTGTTCGTGGTACCCGTGAGCAGGCCCTCCGGGTTCGGCGGCGTGCCGTTGCCGGTCATGAACGACGTGGCCTCCTCGGTCCGCTTGGCGTCGGCGAGGACCATGGTGATCTCCGACTTCATCCGCGCCCAGTCCGCCTCCAGCTCCAGCGAGAACGGCACGAAGGCGTCCACGCGGGTCGCCTGCACCGTCGGCTGGCCCAGGGTGAACGAGTCGTCGTCGGACTCGTCGGCCTCACCGGAACGACCGACCGTCACGCCCGCAGAAGTCACGCCCTGCCACTCCTTGCCGACGATCTGCTCCACGCGCGAGATCTGGCGCAGCGGGTCGTTCACACCGGCGCTGGTCAGGATGATCGACGGGTCGAGCTGGAACGGGACCGCGAACCCGCCCGCCGAGTCCGTGCCGAGGGACAGCGCACGCTGCTCCTCGGAGGTCAGACCGCCCTGGCCGTTCTGCGCCAGCATCTTGCCGAACGCACGGTCGTACACCGGGCTGCCCGTGGTCAGGATCCGACGAGCCAGGGTGCCCTTCTCGTCGTCCACCGAGTCGAGCAGCTTCTCGACCTGGGCCTGAGCGGCGGAACGGTCCTTGGCGCCCGGGAACCTGCCCTGCTCGATGGCGCGCATCGCGTTGTCGCGGTACAGCTTCGGCAGGTCGTCGATGCTGCGGGCCTGGTTGCGAAGCTCGCTCAGGTCGTAGATGTTCTCCGGGCGACGGGCGGTGCCCGGGGCCGACGTCGGGCGAACCCGCTCGGTGGCGCCCGGGTTCTCGGACAGGGCGCGGATGCGCTCCTGCCGGGCCTGGGCGTCCGCGATGGCGCGCTCGTGAGTGTCGTACTCCTCGCTGATGGAGTCGAACTCGGTGCGTGCCTCCTCGGACAGCTCGGAGCCGGCGTACTCGGTGTCGATCTCGGCGAGGCGGGCACGGATCTCCGACTGGCGGGCCGCGCGCTCCTCGATCGTCATGGTCTCCATGGGGAGACTCCTTTCGGGGGTCGTCTTGGTCTTGCTCACGGCCGCGGAGTGCTTCACGGGCGGGTCCTCGGAGTGCGTCGCCTCAGGGGCGGGCGGGTCCTCGGAGTGCCGGGTAGGCGGGTCCTCGGGCTGACCGGCCACAGGAGCGGCCGGAATCTTGGGGATGCGCAGCGCCTGGCTGCGCGCGACGGCGTCCTCGAACGCGTCGGGGTCGCGGCGACGAAGCCGCTCGTAGAACTGGTCCGTCGTGGACCGCAGGCCGGTCGTCGAGTTCGTCGCGGGGGACGCGGGGAACACCGTCGGGCCGAACTCGATCATCCGGACCTCCTTGATGGTCCGTTCCGCGATGCCGCGCGGGTTGCTCTCGCTCGGCTCCGGCTCCTCGTCCCACTCGTCACGCAGGACCTGGAACCGGAACGACTGACCGTACGCACCAGCAGCCAGCGCGGGCGCCAGATCGCGGTTGTACGACGTGTCGAACAGGGGCGTCTCGGCGTAACCTCCGCCGTCGCGCTCCTCCAGAACCTCGGGGACACCCAGCGGCTTGTCGCCCACCATGGGGTCGAGACCGTGCTCGAGGAGGACGCGGATCGGAGTCTCGCCGGAGCGGTTCTTCATCGTCCGCTTGAACGCACCAGGTGCGATCCGCTCGATGAAGTTGCCCTCCATCCACGAGTTGATCTCGTACGGAGAGTCGAACAGGGAGAAGTGGCCGACCATCGTGCCCAGACCGGTCGCCTCCACCTCCGGGTCGTCACCCTCGGCACGCAGGGTGATCGACTGGTCCAGCGCGCGGCACACCGGGACGTCGAGCGTCACCGGCGGCGCCGCGCGCATGGCCTCTTCGTCAGGCGTTGTCATCGCTGTTCCCTTCGTCTTCGGACGTACCGACGTCCGCTGGCTGGGCCTCTGGCTGAACCTGCACGCTCGGCAAACCCGTGTGCTTGAGCAGGGCCCAGTCGTTGTTCTTCACGGCGAGCACGATGGACTCGGGCTTGAACCCGCTGTCCGCGAGGGTGCGGATGGTCTGTGCTTCCTTGCCCTGGACCGTCGCCGACACCTCGGCGTCCTCGCGCATGAACGGCATGTCGCGCGTGTCGTACCAGAGCTGCGCGCCGTCGGGCGGCTTGACCAAGGTCTCGAGCGAAGCCGCGGCGTTGGACCACAGGTGATGCATGGTCCCGTCAGCGAACCGCCGGCGAGCGGCGTTGAAGTTGCCCGCGTTGAGCGCCGAGCCCTGCAGCCCCTCGGAGAACCCGACCCATGACGGCGGGACACCAGCGGCGGATGCCAGGCGGGACTCACCCTTGCCCTGGGTGGTGGAGAACTCCATCTGCCGGAAGTCGTTGCCGAGCGGCATTACATCGGCGCCGCCGCCGAGGTAGAGCGTTTTATAGGCATTGAACGCGCCCTTATGCTCCGCCTCCATGAGCTCCTTGAACTCACGGACCTGCTCCAGCGTCTGGGAGGCGTCGAACTTGATCGCCATGTTCGGACTCGCCGCATTCTCGAAGTAGCGGCGCTTGTGAATCAGTGCCAGGTCGTCCGACTGGACATCACGCAGCACGGTCGACGGCCAAGCCATCCCGAGGAAGTTGTTGTCCGGGTCCGGGATCGGGGCGTACATCGCGAACTGCTCCGGGAGCAGCACCGTTCCGCGCGCGTTCGGCGGCTTGTAGATCAGGCCCGCGATCTCCGCGTCACCCGCCTCGTTCGGGTGGTCCGCATCCTCCTCTGAGCCGATGACCACCGTGCACCACAGCGGCTGCAGGACCTTCAAGCGGCCCGGCAGGCGACGCACGAACGACGTGCCAGCCAGCGACACGTCGAGCTCCATGCGCGCCAGGAGGTCACCCGTCGTGCCGCCCTTCCACGGCCGCTCCAGAAGAGACAGCGCGGGAGTGCCGAACAGGTCGGTGCGCTTCCCGCCGGCGAACCGTGTGAACGCGAACCGTGCTTGCGCGAACACCTGCATCCTGGCCAGGACGAGCGAGAAGATCGGGCCGTTCGTCCGGTACGCCGACGCCGCGGATGACGCGGGCTGCTCCTGGTTCGGGGACCAGGACTGCGTCAGGAACGGGGCGTACGACGGGCCGAAGAACTCCGCCCAGTCGTTCACGGACAGGCTCGAACGCGCCTCGCCAGCAGGTGACGACTGGCGCGACGGCAGCAGGCTTTCCCAGAGCTTCAAGGTCGCCGCTCCAGGTTCATGACCCCAGCCACGCCGATGAGCGCGCCGGCCGACATCAGGGCCGCGGGGACGTCGATCGCCAGGCCGATGCCAGCGACCAGGAGCAGGCACCCCAGGATGAGGAGAACAGCAGCCGTGCGCGTCATGGTGACCTCCTCGTCAGGTGAGAAAGAACGGGGCTGGCTTGGCGGGCGGTAGGCGCTCTGCGCACCACATCGCCCAGGTCGCCGCCTCGAGCATGGAGATATCGCCGTCCTTGCGGCCGAACACCTTGCGATCGCCGACCTTGCGCCACTGAGCCGACGACACGGCATCGTTCAGCACCGTGTAGTCGCCGTGCTCGATGCTCGAGGTGCGCACGGCCTTGTCGAGGTCCGAGCACGCCTGCACGTAGTCGTCGAGTCCGCCGCGCGTCACCTTCACGCCCGCGTCCTCAAGGTCACGGATCAGGTAGTCCGCAGGCCCCTTCGCATCCAGAGCCACCGCGCAACCCCGCTCGGACTGGATGCGCTTCACCTCGGAGACGAAAAGATCCTGCTCCTCGGCGCGAACCCGGAGCGTCGAGCCTAGGTGGGTACGTGTGCCGGCTGATGCTGCACCCAGCGACAGCCACACCTGATCCACGTCGGCCGCGACGCCGAGCGCCGTCGGCTCGCTGGGTGGGATCGTTGTCGCCAGGTTCGCCCACGTGGGGAAGATCGAGTTACCCGACTCGAGCAGCCGGGGCCACATGTTCAGGTACTGGGCCGCCCAGCCGCGTACAGGGTCCGGATCGTCGAACTCCGGCTCATCCTGGCCAGCCAGCGCCGCCGCGTACTTCTTCGCGATCAGCGTCCGACGAGCCTCGGTCCAGTGAGCCGACGCCGCCTTCCACGTCGCCTCGTCCGCGACATCCGCATCCGGGTGTGCACCCCACAGGAGGAGCAGCACATCCCGGTCCGCGTTGCGCAGAGCGGCAACCAGGCGACGGCGCATGAGCGACGTCGCCTTCACGTGCGCCGTCGAAGTCAGGTGCAGCTGCGGCCAGGTCCGCTCGAGCAACGCAGGCTCGAGGCCCTCCGTGATCGCCGTCGGATCCACGCCCCACGACTCGTCCACCTGGCCGTAACAGACGTCGTAGCCGTACACAGCATTCTCGGCACGGAGCAGCCACCGGTCATCCGCGGTCGCCTGAACTTCCTGCGCGCCGCCGAGCCGGATCACGTTCCACCCGCGACGCTCCGCCCACGACCACGCCGGCCTGTGGATCTCCTTGCCCACGGCCAAGTCTTTGGACACCAGCATCGCGAGCTGTGTCTCACCGATGCGCTCAGCGTTCGCGATCCGCCACAGAGCCGAGACCCGAAGCCGCACCGACTTGCCGATACGCCGAGGACCCGAGTCCACGATCTCGCTGTACACGAGGTCGCCGTTCTCGTCGTGCTCGAGCTGCCGCGTGATCGCCAACGCCTGCCACCACCGCGGCGTGACACGCATCTCGCGCTTCGCCCACTCCAGGCACTCGGCGCCATACGAACCAACCGCGCGAGGGTGCCGAGGAGACATCGCCAGAGGGATCGCGGCGTCGGCCGGCACGTCGCGAAACTCCGCCAGCCACGGCGACTCGTACACCGCCGCCATCGCGTCGCCACGCGCCTCGAGGATCCCCGAGAGAGTTACAGGCGGGGCAAGCGTCGTGACGGTCACGGATGCCCTCCTGTCCAATTCCGACCCAGGAGAGAGAAGAAAGAG